AGAAACCAATATTGCCTACCGTACAGCAGACTTTGAACGCTGGGCACAGCTGGACTTTGTTGTGGGTGTTGAGATCAAGCTGAGCAACAATCACCCAGAGCCAGATATTTGTGATGCCCTGAAAGGTATCTACCCAAAGGATTTCAAGTGGACTGGCTGGCACCCTAACTGTAGGTGCTATATGGTACCAGTGATGGCTACCCAGGAGGAAATGGATGATATGGTGGATAAGATCCTCTCTGGTGAGGAGCCTGGCAGTTTGTCTGTACATTCTGAAAACGAGGTGAAAGATCTGCCTGGAGCGTTTACTGGGTGGATTGAAGATCCAAAGACAGCAGAACGCATAGAGAAAGCCAGGGCAAACGGTACCATGCCTTATTTCATTCGTGACAATGAGGATCTGATATGGCACAAGAACACACCTATTGACATTGCACAGCAAAGGCACGCCTCCAGGACACAGGAGGATATTGACAGGATCCGTAAGGCGTGGGCTGAAAAGCTGGCTGTTACAAAGTTCTCAAATAAGATGCTTGATACGTTTGGAGGCATTTCAGACGTTGATACAACAGCACTGGAGGAGGCTTTGCGCACAGCTAACTATCCTGAGGCTCAGAAACAGGCCTTAAAGCTCATGGAAATAGGTAAGCAGATAAAGTCCCTGGAATATCTGGATGATCCTCTCCAGGTGGCTAAAAACTACTCATACGCTGATGCTAAGGCTGTCAATCAATCCGTGGCTGATAAGTTCCAGAAATGGGCTGATAAGTACGGTGTATCTGATTACTCACAGCTAACACTGGAGCAGAAACAGCAGAAACTGACATTTGAGTTAGGCTGGCTACCAAACAATCACTTTGGTAAATCATGGGAAAAGACCTGGGAGGTTGCCCAGGCTGCTTATGCTAAGGAGCTTGCAAAGGTCGTTGATCTCCAGGAATGGGCAAAGATCAAGGATGGTGCTTTAGCTGCCAAATCGTTTGCCACAAAGTCAAAGCCTTATAAGGATCTGGTTAGCGATCTGGAGGCAGCTATTGCAGCCAATGATAAGCACCAGGCACAGGTGATCCTTTCTGATATTGATGCTAAGCGTATTCAGCTGGAGAAAACCAGGGCAAAGGCGAAAAAGGGTGATCTTAGCGTGTCTTTCGATCCCTCAGACTATACCCAGGAAAGAAAGGATGCTGCTAAATGGTTCCATCATGCGAAAGATGCCAATGACTATTTCTTTGACTATGCGAAAAAGGACTGGGCAATGGCCTCTGCTGAGGAAAAGGCTGCTATGTACCAGTACACAGCTGGCAGTTCATATATTACAGAGCCACTGAGAGCGATCAAAGGCTATTACCACTACTATTCTGGTAGGCTTGCAGAAAGTGAGGCTCATATTAGGTGTATGACAGATTACATATCACGTAGCCAGTTCAAGGATGATATATGGGTGAAACGAGACGAAATATCTGCTTTCATGCAATACCGTTTCAAGCTGCCTAAGTCCCTGGATTCCTATATTTCAGATCCCTCAAAACTTGTAGGCCTGGAGGGTGTTGATGATTCGTTTATGTCCTGTGGTAACTGTAGGAATACCAATTTCGGAGCTAAGCCTGTCTGTCTGAATATCTATTGTCCTAAGGGAACGAGAGCGAGCTATGCAGAGCCATTCTCTGCTTTCGGACAAAAGCATGATAATGGAATATCAGCACCAGGAAAGGGATGGAATGGTACATCAAAGCCTGTCACTACAGGAGAGAATGAGATCATTCTACAGCGTGGTACCAAATTCAGGATCACAAAAGCTGAGTACACCAATGGCAAATGGTATATTGACCTGGAGGTGTTAGAACAGGCTCCCAGAACGATAAAAGGAATGGTAAGTACATCCAGTGGATTCTACTGTGACTATCAATAAATAAAAGGGGTGAGATCAACGCTCACCCTTTTTATATACATTCTTGTAATAGCTCTTAAAGCCCTCTACATCGATCCTTTCATTGTACTTACAATACCTGTTGAAAAGCACAGCTTTCAACGAAATAGGTACTTTGTCGTACTGCTCAAATTCATTCAGACCAGCACTGATGTATTCCTGGATCATACCTCCAAGCGTATCTTTCTCCTCTGTCAGTGCCTCTGTAGCATCCACCCAGAACTTTTCGATCTTTATTAGGGTTTCAGTCTCAGGATCATTCTTAACGTCTTTCTTTCCGTAGTATCTACAGAAGATCTTTAAATCATTCTTACTCATAGATGTATTATTTAATGAAACTTTTGCCAGATCCTGAGCTGATCAATCATCCGAGGATCCAGGTACGTTAAAACCTTATCAATAAACTCCTGAGGGATTCCGAAACGAGCCTCTGCTATGGATCCTACAATGGCACCAATGGTATCACTGTCACCACCAAAGGAGATTGCCTTTCTGATAGCATCCTCAAAGCTGTGTGAGTTGCATACGATCTGGAGGCAGAGAGGTACAGTACCCTGGCACGTCTCATCAAACTTACCTGGAGTAAACGCCTTATCCATAAAGCCAGGGTAATACTCCTCCATCGTCTTTATAAAGTATGACAGATGTGTGTCACAGAAACGGAAATACCAGATAGCATGAGCAACGGCCACAGCTCCCTTGATGCCCTCTGGATGGTTGTGTGTCACGGATGCAGTCTTTATTGCCCAGTCTATTACATCTTTCAGATCATCAAAAGCCCAGGCTACAGGGCTTACCCTCATTGCTGATCCATTACCAAAGCTGTTGTATGGTAGCGGATCATTGGAGGCTATCCATCGCGCAAAGCTGCCACCATATCCACCCATCGGATGAGGATAGAGCCTACACCACTCCAGGAGCTTATCCTGAAAGCTCTCCAGAGACAGTATAGCATCAGCCACAGCCAGCGTACAGATCGTATCATCTGTATAGCTGTTTTGCGGTGTGAACAGCTCAAAGTTGTAGTCTCTGGTGTTATTGAACTCAAAGCGTGATCCGATCACGTCACCAATAATTGCGCCTATCATATCTTAATCGTCTAAAGTTACACCTACCTCTTTGAAAACCTCAATAGCTATATCTATAGCATCATTAACTCGTTTGGATTCTGTATCGTTGATACATCTATCTGTCTCAAAACATTGCATACCACCGATAATCTCCTCTAAAGCCTCTTTACGTGTCATTTCTTTTCTGTTGTTTGGTTATTACTTTTGATCTCCTTATAGTGGCTTTCCTGGTTCTGTGCTCATCATTATCTCTCAGGCACTGCCAGAGCCATTCCTTACCAGCTCCGATCACCTCTTTGGGGATCTCCTCATAGATAGCAGCTACAGAGCCGAAATACCAGTTCTTTTTGCCCTGGTAAGGCTCGTTAAGCTCAACGTGTATAACTGTATTCTGTTTCATATACTGTGTTTATTGAACGCAAAATTACTAAATTATTTCCGAAATACCAAAGGTTTTGCAAGAAAAATGCAAAATTTACCTGGTTTATGCCTCAGTGGTAGCGTTTTCTTACGCAAAAGCTCCTGATCCTGTGCCAAAATGGTTGCTTGATCTTTGCCTTACAGGGCTTACCCTCTTTGTGGTGAGTGTGCCAGGATTCCCGATTGTATTGCCTGAGATCCAGGTGTGGGTTATCACTAACACGGACATCATAGTATCTCAACCTTTCTAATTGAGCCTCCAGCTCCTCTTTGTTGAAAGGCACCTCCAGTTCAACTATGTAGCCCACTGTTACCTCATCCTCCACAGCCTCTGCAAACCAATCCTCCAGAGCCTTAGTGATCTTTTCTACAGGCACTTTGCTCTCAGTGGCTATGATCTCAGCATAGATCTGGATCTCATCCCTGTGCACTTTCCTATATCGCCTTTCATACATCATATCAACTAACCACTTATTTGTTTTACCACATCCTTTAGCGTATCGATCCCATGCCCATTAGATAAAGTTTCCTCTATTATCCTCAATATGGCCTTTGCTCCATCCCTGAAAGCACAGATCTGGATAGCCTGGATCCTTTTGTAGTACTCTGTCTGCTTTTTGGTATAAACACCCTCAGGTATAGGGTATTGCTCCAGGGAAAGCTGTCTGTACGTTTTGATCATTTATCGCCTCCTTTCCGTTCAAACTCTCCACAGGCCTTACACATCCTGGATTTAGCGTAATAGATCACCTGATCCTTAAACCTGGGATGTAGGATCTTCTTACGTTTCAGAAAGCATACTGTTGATTCTCTCCAGGCATTGATTGAGGCTTTACCCTTTCCCCAGTGCTTGCAATCCTTACACCTGGGATCATCAACACCCTGGATCTTATTCAGCTTATCTATAAAGCCTCTCAGTGCTTTCTCGAATTGGTTTAGATCATCTTTTCTGGTGAATGCGGATCCAGGCTCTCCATGAAACTCTGCCTCTGTTTTGCAGCCATCTTTGAACTCCAGGGTGATCTTAATCGTT